ATCAAAACTTATGTTACAGAATATTGGATATGACTACAATAGTCCGTTTAGTATCCACGAGCAATTCTTAATGAAACACAAACTAATATGAAGACACATACAATTATACAGGGGGTTGATTACTCCACAGAACAGGTAGAAATAAAGTTCTTTGATGGAGTGAAGGTTACACTTATCCATTGTATAGAAACTCCGTTAGATAAGGATTGTGAGTGTTCTGGTGATATCTTTGATTCCAAGTTGGATTATGATATTTTCAAGGACTACCACAATTCTTTTATAAAACATCCAAAATAATTTTGGTGGTATCAATTTTTGTTGTATCTTTGTGATATGAATAACACACAACATATCCAAGACAACTACAAACGCTCAACTATGGGACGATTGATGGAACGATTTAACTACAACAACGAAAGTGAAATTGATGCTGATATGGATATCACATCTGTACTTTCTTTTCTTGAAGAACAGAGATTACAAACACAAGATGCGTTTTTTACCTTGTTGGATGTAATGAAAAAAAACAACAAATAATTTGATACTAACAATTTAATTTACTATATTTGTACTATGGGACACACAAAAAAAACATACGAAGAAATGAACGCACATGAACTCTGTAACGGGTTCTTTGACCAAACAGGTGATGAAGATTACCAATATGAGTTGTATAGAGAAAGACAACTTGAAGCAGAACAAGAAGCATACGAACAACACTTATCAGACAAATACTAATATGGCACAATCACAATCAAGACAAATCGCAACACAATCATCACTCAAGTTTGTAAATGAGTGGGCAGTTTCATGTAATCAATGTTTAACACTTAAAGAGATAATCTCTATTACCAATGTAGTTGTTGACTATATTGAAAATGGTTACTCAAAAGAATTAGGTGATAGGTTAAACACCATTGATAATTATCTTAAGAACGAAAAGTAATATTTATTGGTATGAAAGATGAAAAAATTGAATATTTCACAAAGAAATTAAACTCTTTGAGAATTAAACAGGCAAACTTTACATCATCAGGTTATAAGACCCCTATGTATCTTGAAAGGGATATTAGATTGGTAGAAATTGCCTTAAAGAAACTTAACGAAGGTTAACCCTTTGGAACTCCTGGTGAATTGTTCGCCGATGAATACCAAGTTGGGAAACCTGAACCAGCACATAAAGGTCCAAGAGCATTGAAACTCCCGTTCCAATTACCTCTACCATAAGACATACCCCAACCAGGTAATGAGATGTTTGCCTTAAAAGCAGAATCAGTTTCAGGTGGTAATTGTCCATCATTAAGGTTTCCACTAAAGTATTGAGGATACCAACCCGAGCGGAACAATAGATGTCTTCTTAATAGATTGTCTTGAAACTCCGCTTGGTTCTTTGCGTTGTTCTTTAAGTATTGTAATGTCTTTAAGTCAACTGCAGAACCTTGTTCGTTTCTATTTTGAACCAGACCAATGTTCATAAACTTAACCCAGAAATTATCTAATGCCAAGTAGTAACTCCAAGCAATCAATGTAGGTTGAATATAGTTATCCAATAAAGCCTTATACCTATAAAGTGCTGGGTCAGTGTTGATTGTATTATCATCAACAACTTGTAAAAGGTATTCATACAAGTTCGTTCCAAGTGATTCTTGTAACTGAATTGCTTGTGCTTGTTGTATAGCAAACCTTAACTCACTTGAATCAACATTATCCGTAATAGGTGTGTTGTCCTTTAACTTTTGTTCTGATATGAATAAAACATTGTATGCCATTAGATGATGTTGTTTTGAGTTATTGTTAAGTCAATTTCTTGACCTGGATATATCAATTCCAAAATAGGTTTTAACTCTCTATTCATGAATTTCTGTAATGGATAAATACCTGTTGATAAGAACAATTTGAAACCTGTTTCCAACTGGTCTGCTGATGAACTGAAACCAGTTCTTTGTGGTAAACCTATAATTGAAGCATCAGGGATGTTATGACCACATAAGATTTGGTGTTGTACCAATTCAAATATAGATGAGAAATAACCATCTTCCACATTTGATTGTATCTGTGTAATATCGGGTTTTTGTCCTTCTTCTCCGTATGATACTATAATTCTGCCTGAATTTTCGGCTCCCATGTACCTATCTTCAATTTTGCGTAATACTGTATTTTGTTCGTATTCTGAATCAGGAGCAGTTTGATTAAAATGTACCCAAAGTCCAACGGCACAATTATTTAATACATTTGCCAAATTAAACACAGTAATCTCGTGGTTTAACTTAATATCATTGATACAAGCAAGATATGATGGAACACCATAGAACTCACTTTGAGGACCATAAGAACGGATATGGACAACTTGTCTATTGGTAAAGTTTGCTGGGTCAAACTCACTGAACTCAATAATCTTTGAACCTTTCCTCCAATTAGCCCAATCCCTTGAATAAAGATATTTTGTGGCTGGTTCACCTGGATATTCAGGTTTATGAACTCTCATATACTTTGATGGAATAACATGGAAACCAGCAAGTCCTTCTTTTCTATCTTTTCTCCATACAACCTCCAAGAACAGATTACCTGTTACAATCAACTCAAAGAACATCTGCTTAGCAACATCATTGATATATTGTTTTGAGTTTATCTTGTAGTCATTGATGTATCCTGAACCAACAGAATTATCTACTCTTGCTCTAACGGCAGAGTTATGGATTGGTGATGCGTCCAATAACATATACAACTCATTTGGAAATAAGTTATCCACACCCCAAGATACAAAAGGTGTATTCTTTGATACAACCTCCGTAAATGATGTGATGGTGTTTACACCAAAGTTTAGTTTTTCAATATTTATCATCCTTCGTATATTTTATAAATATCACTTGTTCCAGAGTAAGTGATAGGTTGTGTTGATGCAGAATAGTTTACTTGAGCAATGGTCTCATAAACTACATCATAGGCAAGATTGGGGTTTGTATTTCCTGATAAGGCTGTAGATTGTTCCCACACCTTAACATAATACTCTCCTTCAATCAAGTGAACATTTGTTTGTCCTGTTGTTGTTGCCCCAGTCAAATATGCTTCAGGTTGACTTGGGTCTATTGTAATACTAAATAAGTCATAACCAGGTGCATATCCCACACTTGGTGGTATTCTGTATGGTACAAGCCTCCAAACCTCTTGTGAAAGTTTGTGTTTGAAACTGAACAAATAACAAACAGAACCAGTCAAGTTTTTGTTTCTTGAACAGGTTGCGTTTGCGTTGTTGTATCCTTCGTTTAGTATAATCATTTTTTTTTATTAACTATAGTTATGTCTTCTATTTCCGTAAATCACACTACCAAATACCTCAAATACAAAGATGTCTGTAACATTATTACCAGGGTCTTTAATTCCACCCTCAAATACAAATGTGTATCCACCTGTAGCAGTCCAAGTCATTACATAGTTTCCGTCAGTTTGAGTTTTAATCATAAATGAAGCACCATCTCTAACATTTGTAATGTTGATTGTAGATGTTCCTGTAATGTAGAATTGTGATTTAGCACCATTATCCAAATTACAAGTAAAGGTAGTCCCTGATGATATTGGTTGAACTTGTGTTGAAGGGGTTCTATATGTGTGTAAGTTTTCAACAAAAGTGGTATTAGAAGCATCTGCTGTTCTTCCACTACAACCAACCATTACAACATTAGTTTTACCTGATATTGTATTACCTACTCCACCTATAATTTGTGAGTTAGAACTATCATAGATTGTTGATGCGCTTGAACTTAAAATTAAACTATGGTCTAAATAATTGGAATAATTGCTATTGTATAATCCACACTCATTAGATAAAATTATACCATTTCTGGAACCAGAGTATTTGTTATTATTTGATGGACTTTCTTTAATATAAGAACTATTAGAACCGAATATTGTTGTTCCGTTATGTTGTCCGTATGTCCCTCTTGTTCTTAATTGTGAATTACTTGAACCAATTATAGTCGCTGCTTGGGTTGAAGATACATCTAATGTATTACTATATGAACCAAAAATACCAAGTGTATCACTATTATCACCAGTCATAGTATTACCCCAACCTAAACAGAATTGAGCGTTATTTTGATTTATAGTATTACTTCTACCCGCTACAAATCCCCATCTACCTTGATTGATGTTATATTGTCCCGTCATTAAACCAAATCCACTTTCACTATCAGCGGTATTATCAGCACCACCAACAATAGCGTAATTGTTTCTTGTATTACTATTTAAGATGTTATTATATCCACCACCAATAAAGTTATGTGTTCCACCTTGTATTTGGTTTATTTCTCCTCCAACAATAGAACTAAATGTTCCAACCATAGCGGCTGTATCATAGGTATTATTACTATTATTTGTTCCTACTCTTTTATATGGACTTGTATAACCACTAAACTTATAGGTTGTTGTTTCAGCGCTGTTATTCATTACGAACCATCTTAAGTCAGCAGCGGTGCCTGTATAAGAAGGTAATTGACTAATTTTTGTGTTCGCCATTTTAATTATTTTTAATATTGTATGTTTATATCGTCTCCGCCTTCTGTTTGTATAAAGTCAGCGTTTTCGGCTTGTAGTTTATATTGAGTAACACCAAATACTGCCGCATTACCATAAAAAACACTTAAATTAACAGTATAGGTTTGTCCATAGACATTATATGGTGATGATTGTTGAGTTATTAAATCATTTGTGTCTTGGAACACTAAAGTAGCCCCTGAATAAAATCTTGTTGTTGAACTCCATATTAAAGTACCAATAGAAGGACCAACAATGACTTGCATTTTATTAAATAAACCAAATCCATAGATATTACATAGTTCATAATTAGGGTCTATTGTAAAATCAAAAGTATAAGAAACACCAGGTGATGGTTGTTGTATTGGTATTAAAGTTGATAAAGTATTAGCACTATAGATTGTACTTAAACTATATGGATTACCACTATAAGTTATTGTAAATGTTCCACCTGAAATAATATCAACACCACAATATTCACTTGTTACAACACCCGCAGTTGAATATACTGCTGGAGTACTTGGAGTTGGAGTATTTGTAGGTGTCTGTGTTGGTGTCCTTGTTATGGTTGGAGTATTGGTTGGTGTCCTTGTTATGGTTGGAGTATTGGTTGGTGTCCTTGTTATAGTAGGCGTGATTGTAGGGGTAATTGATGGAGTAGGCGTAGGTGTAGATGTCTTGGTTGGTGTTGGCGTAGGTGTAACAGGTACAGGAGTAGGTGTTGGTGTTATTCCACCATCAGGTTGATAGAATTGAACTATATCATCTATGGCTCTTTGTTCACCAAGATAATCACTAAA